ATACATTCTTCAAAAAAAGATACGGCCATAGAGCAGTAATTCTAGAAACCGTGGCCGCAGTTCCGGGTATGGTTGCTGGCGCTGGATTACATTTGAAGTCACTTCGTAAAATGGAAGATGATAGAGGATGGATCAAAGAACTTCTAGATGAAGCTGATAATGAACGAATGCATCTAATGACATTCGTCCAATTGGCGCAACCAAATTGGATTGAAAGACTGATTATTCTTGTAGCTCAAGCAATATTTGTTGCTTTCTATGCAATTGTATATTTCTTTTTTCCAAAGACCGCACATCGTATTATCGGTTATTTTGAAGAAGAAGCAGTTAGATCATATACTGAATTTCTTGCTGAAATTGACAATGGCAAAATACCAAATGTCCCTGCACCGAGAATTGCAATTGACTATTGGAAACTACCTGAAGATGCAACACTTCGTGATGTGGTACTTGTTGTAAGAGAAGATGAAGCTGGACATAGGGATAGAAATCATGAAATGGCTGATGAACTTAGCAAAAAGTAATTCTAACAGAGATCTAAGTAAACATAGAATTTACACAACAAACTATCAAGATCTCTGCATGTAAATATAAATAAGATGGGAACGCCATATGGGTTCCCACTTTTACTGCCGGTTAAATAACGGCAAACATTAAACTCGCTTAATAAAGGAGAAACAAATGACTATTGAACAAATACTACGCAACGATCCATTTTTTGTAGGTTTTGATCGCATTTTTGACAGAGTAAATGCAGCTTCAAAGCTAACAACCGCACAAAAATATCCTCCATACAATATAGTAAAAACAGATGAGAATACTTATCTGATCGAACTAGCTGTTGCTGGTTTCGGTCCCGATGATGTTGACATCGAGTTACACGACGGTGTTCTAGCTATCAGCGGTAAAGTAGAGTCAACATCTGACGATAACTATATTTACAAAGGCATTGCAAATAGATCCTTCGAAAGACGATTCACTCTTGCCGACACAGTCGAAGTTGAGGGTGTTGATCTTCATCAAGGTATTCTAACAGTTAAACTGAAGAATGTAATACCAGAGGAAAAGAAACCTCGCAAAATTCCTATTGGTAAACCAGTAGAGAAACAGTTACTTACTGAGTAACAAGAAGGGGAGCTTTTAGCTCCCCTTTTTAGTATCCTAATCTCGATGTGTGATTTAATTCACTGTAGTTTCTTTGAGATTGATTATTGGTGATATTTATGTTAGTAGAAGTCTGTCTGGCATCAGTATTTCCACTATTAGCAACAAGTGATGCAGGTGCCTGTTGTGCACCTGATGGAACAGTCGATGCAATTACTTCAAGACTTTTCAGAATATTCTGAGATAATTCAATCATTTTCTGTGTTTGAATTGTCAATACATTATCTTGTGCAAGTGCACTAGATGCAATAGGAGATTCTGCAGTTGCCGCAGCAGCACTTTGAGCAATATCTGGTGATGGTGTCGAGGATCTACCTAACACATAATTAACTTTAGATATAGCATCCGCCATTTCATCCAATTGAAGTGACGGATCTAGTAGACCTTTTGGAAAATTAATATCATCTCCAAGTCCCCACCAACCGCCGGACCCTTCAACTGTGCCACCGTGAGCTAGTTTATCCAAGAATGGAATTGCCTGACCAAGATCAGTAGCAAGTTGTTTAAAATCTAAATCAATTTCACTTATTTTTATTGAAGCAAATTTACTTAATGCGGCTGCAATTTTTTCTAATGCTTCGCCACCTTTCATTAAATCATCAGCAGTATCAGCAATTCCCATTATTTGCGAAAATGCACTTTCACCACCTGTAAAGAATGATACTATTGCAGCTGCGCCTTGGGCAAGTCCATTAACTAGGGTAGCACCAGCAAATTCCGTCAATCCACCGGCCACAGCTGATAAGCCTGCACCTAGATTTATTAAATCAATGCCTTCCAATTCTTTAGCGGCTGCAACACCCTGAAATACATTAGTAAATAGTGTTTTTATTCCAGAACCAGGTTCACCACCAGATACCATTGATATTAATTTAATAATGCCGTCACCTGCTGCGAGCGCAGCCATGAAACCAGCTATACCAACACCAATAAGAGGTAAACCAACCGCAATAGATGCACCACCAATACCAGTTGCTGCTACACCCATTAATACTGCAAGTGCTGCCATTGCTTCTGCGCTCAATGATAGGATTATATCATTAAACATTTTAAATGCTGATACTAATGCTCCACCATCAGCGCCACCAATACCGGATATCCATTCTAGACCTACGTCAGCTAAAACCAATCCGCCTAGGAACCCTGCAATACCTGCTGCGATACCGCCCATACTTTTTGCAATACCTATCGGATTTATACTAAATTTTGAAGCAACACCCAATAAACCGCCAAGAACAGCAATGCTTTCTAAAGAAAGTACTGATACTGATTGATTAAACATTTCGAATGCCGCCGTTAATCCACTACCATCAGCTCCTGAGATATTAGTAATCCAATCTAAACCGATATCAGTTAAAACAAGACCACCTAAGAAACCTGCAATGCCTGCACTCATAGCAAACATATTCTTTGCTACTGTTTTTGGATCTGAATTAAATTTTGTAGCAACTGCTGCTAAACCACCTAATATTAGAAGACTTTGTGTTGAAAGAACGGCAACAGAGTCGTTAAACATTTCAAATGCAGTTGTCAATCCAGAACCATCAGCACCTGAGATATTAGTAATCCATTCTAAGCCTATATCGGTTAAAACAAGCCCACCCAAAAATCCTGCAATACCCGCAGCAACACCAGCCATGGATTTTGCTAAACTTTTTGCATCACCACCAAAAGCTTGATTTGCTACAGCTATACCTGCTATACCTGCAAATACAGTTATTGCTTTAATAGATAAATTATCTATGGCATCACTGAACGATGCTAGTGCACCACCTAGATTTGAATAATCATTTCCAATCCAGCTTAGACCAATTTCACCAAGTGAAAGTCCTATTAAAAATCCACTGATACCTGCACCAAGTCCTGTCATACCAGAAGCTGTACCAAGACCATATAGATTTTTAAATGATGATGTTGACGCAGCAATAGCAGCGGCACCAGCTAGTGCTGTCATAGCAGCAGGAGATAAATTCTCCATTGCAGCACTAAATGATTTAAATGCATCGGATAATCCAGAATAATCTGCACCTAACCAATCAAGACCTACACTTCCTACAGATAATGCTGCCATAAAACCAGCAATACCAGCTCCCATGCCCGTCAAACCAGCAGCAGAACCTATGCCAGCACCAATACCAGGTGCTGCTGCTGACATGATACTTTGACCAGGTGAATTTCCTGCGGATCCATTTGCGCCAGTTGGCGGAACATTACTATTATTGACACTAGAAAGGCGATCTCTAGTTGCTTGTGCTGTAATCATATTAGTCAACAATGCCTTTTGATCGATCATTGTTCTATCAATAGATTTTAAAACGTCTTGCAGATCGCTTAGTGTCGCCATTTATCTAGCTCTTTCTTTTTCTCTTTGACTTTCTATAAATTCAATTAACATTTCAAAATATAAATCTCTTTCATAAGGTAATAAATTTTCAATTTCCGCTATACTATATTTATGGTGTTGAGCCATTCCAAATACCTTTTGATAATACACAAAAAGGTTAGTGTGACTCATGATTACATAAAAAAACTTTGAGTTCCTTGAATTGTAAAGATTTTCTTTTCACCTTTAGAATTCACATATGGCATTTCGTGTCTTACTTTTGGCATTGTATCAAAGAATGTTTTAATTTTCTTTGTCACATCTGCATGAAGGCTTTCAATAAAATCATCAACTTGCTTTTTTGTGAAATCTTTGAAATTATAAACTTCATCATGAGATGCAAGAATATCAATACATGAAATTAAAATTTCATAACTTTTTTCCGCAGTTAATTCATTTTTGTCTAATATTTCAGAAAAATCATCTATTGTTGGATATTTTAAGAATAAAGTGTACTTTTCATCTAATTCTATCTTGTTTGTGTGATTTTCATCTTTATATACTTTTACATTTTGTAAATCTAATTTTAATTTAATCTTTTCGTTTGTATCAGGATCTTCAATTTCAAACTCTACATTATTATCTACAGATTTTGATCTAATATTAATTAGCATATATTCTAAATCAAACAGTGCTAATTTATCAATATCATAATCTTGAATACAATTATTTACAATCTGTTTGATTGCTGTTACAATTTGTTCAGAATTTTTTGACTGTTGTGCAGTCAAAAGAATTTTTTCTTCTTTGACTGTAAATGGTCTATATTGAACCTTTGTTCCGTTGGAAGGAAGTGACAATTCATAAAGTGGCAAATCAATTTTTGGTAATGGCATTTATCTCTCCATGTTAAAATATATTACGAAACGCATTAAAGGAATTTCTTAAACTTCTAAAATCATTTCGGACAGTCGTGAATGTATTTATGGCATCTTGTATAGATGTCGGCAAGTTTCTTTGTTGTGTTGTTTGGCCTCTAAAACCGACACTATTTAGAAAATCAAGTGTACCGTTACCTCTAGATAAATCGGATACTATATTACCTGGATCTGATGCACTAAATGTCATAGAACTCGCACTAAAATTTATAGAAAGTGTTTGTATCGAATCATTAGGAGACCAAGATAAAGTTTTACTACCAACTTCAGTAGGAAAAACATTATCAAAATAATATACATATGGATTTTCTAATTTTCCATCCGTATTTGTTTTAAAGTGTTCTATTTGTAAATTGCATATATAATCGTCTTTATAACCTATTTCATATGGCAAATGATCGCCGCCAACTTGTGACAGATAACCGTTACTTAATGAATCATAGTTTATTACTTCTTGCATCCATGAGTGAAAAAATGAGATAACTCTGTGTTCGGAATCTAGCATAAATGTAGCATTTATCGCTATACCAGATAAATTTAGCGGCATTGACTGCGGTATACCTATTGTATTAGGCGTATACGATGCAGAGTTAATATTTAATGAAGGTACTACTACTTCAGAACAGAAAAATCTAAGATCCTGTTGAGTAATAAATTCTGTTTTTCGATTACCTGCTCTAAAGTTTCCAAGTGAAACTACAAATAAATTGGATTTAGCAGGTCCGCCATATTTGTTCATTACTGACTTGAATTCGTTAATATTGAACATATTATCTCGTTCCTCTTATAATTTTTCTTGAGTCTTCCCAGACTTGAGTTTGTGTAGCACCTTCAAATTTAGCAATATTCAAGAATAGAGCCATATCCCATTCAGACGGATTGACATAAAGCAGTTTACTACGAACATGCTCAAATAGATAATGTTTAACAGCAGGTCTAAATTCTTTATATTGTGAACTTGCACCTAAAATACGATATGAAATATTTAGTTTGGTACTTTCATCATATCTATCGTTAGATGCGGTATCATAGAGCGCATCCATTAATTTAGCACGCATTTTAAAAGGTAAATAGTGAAAGTTGATACCTAGAAACCCACCTTGAGCTCTATTAATTGGGAATATGAGAGGTACTCTGTCATAGTATGGAAGTGTATCTTTATGCTTTGGATCATAATAGAACATATACATCGACCCAATTTTAAATTGGCTGCTGTTTCTAAATCTATCAGCGTCTGCGGTTCTGAAGAATGAAGTCTCATTTACCTTTCCGACTTCTTTTGCTTTTTCACGATACCATACACGTGCAGAACTATTACGAGAAGGCATTTGTCCTGCTCGAATACCCTTTAGCAAAATGTCATCAAATATTTTAGCCAACTTGTTACCTTATATTTAAATGCTTTTCAGTCATAATTTCAAATTTCCAATTACGACCTGCGCAGTATTGTCTAGCAGCTTTCCATTTTGCATCATTAATACCAAATGTTTTCACTTCGTTTAAATACCTTCTAGAAATTCGTCCAGAAGGTGTTTTATTCTTTTTACTTATATCCGGTGGTCTTGTCTGACCTTCGGGTTTAATTTCAATCATTACAGTTTCAAATTTATCTTCTGCAATTTTCTTATGTAATATCACATCAGGAAAATAGCGATGCATTTTACCATCAATTGGTGATAAATAAGGAATGGCAACTTCTTCAGATTGCCACCAAACTACATCAGGATGCAAGTCAATAAATTTAAAAAACTTAAATTCCCATAATGATCTATATACTATATTTGTCGGATCTCCGCGATATTTTTGCGGATTGACCGGTCTAAATCGCCCTTTGTATGCCATATCCCAAGTTTTAATATAAATAAGTTAAAATCAATTCTATTTATAAGGATTTTTAAGGTGGTTACACCAAGAGAAGAAATACTAAGAAAGAAAGCTAATCTGAATGGTATGTCAGTTTTGACATTTCCTAAAAAGGATCAAAGTGCGCACTCAATGCTTCTTATCTTTAAAAAATACAAGTATCAAAGTCCTGGCACAAGAGGCATTAATAGTGTAGCAGAAACTAATTTTAGTGTCGAAGAAATAAGCGGAAATGCTCTTCTATTACCTTTACCGAGAGAAATTAGTGATTCGTTCAGAGTAAACATAGGTGAATTTAGTCAAGGTGTATTTGGTGATGCTATCAGTCAAGGTAGCAGTTACATGTTAAACGGCGGCGCTGCACCTACTATGGCGGGCATGATTGAAAACGCAGGGTTGCCAAGTACACAAACAGTTGTTGGGGCTGGCAGTGCTGCATTGGGTTCTGTTCTTGGATTTTTAACAAGAACCGGAACTGGCGGCGGCGGAATATTAGGTGCACTAGCACCAGGTAATGATACTATTGCTAATAGTCTCGAAGCAGGTGCCGGAGCTACAGTCAATCCAAAACAGGCACTTCAATTTAAAGGTATTGAATTAAAAACACACAATTTTAGTTGGACATTTGCACCAAGATCTGTAGATGAATCTGAGGAAATTCTTAAGATAACACAATTGGTAAAACGAAATGCTTTACCTAGTTATGCAGCCCTCGGCCAGGTGAGAAGAGCAATTTTGAGTTATCCTAGCACAGTTGATATATACTTTTTCGGTTTACAAGAAGAATATTTTACACGATATAAAACTTGTATGATAGAAAACTTCAACTTTAACTATACACCTCAAGGTATGGCAATTATGCGAGGCGGTAAACCAGCTATGGTAAATATGTCCATGACATTAAAAGAAATGGATATTCATACAGCAGAAGATTATGATGGTTCTTCAGGAACTTTTGCAGGTTTTGGAGATGCAAGTGCTTTAGCAAGTACATTAAGCGGTGTGATCCCGCGTTCATCCAATGCTCAATAAGGATACATAAATGTCAGATTATTTTGATCAATTTCCAATTATCAATTACAATGGCTATCAAGTCCGTGATCTTTCAAGAAGAAATAGACTTTTACCGGTATCTCTTTCTAATCCTTATCTACTTCTCCCATACACTATTACAGATGAAGATAGACCAGAAGATATAGCTTATTATTACTATGGATCTACTGAATATACATGGTTAGTACTTCTTGCCAACAATATCCTAGACCCATATCATGATTGGCCACTTAAAGAAGATGATTTTCATAAGTATCTAATTAAAAAGTATGAACAGCAGTCTGGTCAAAAAGGCTATGCTGTTGTAGATTGGACAAGAAATGAAAATATTCAAGACAATATAGCATATTATTCGAAGGTAATTACATGAGTATAGATAGACTTATTTTAAACCCTGACAGTTTCAGAACAATATATCTTAGAAAAGAAGATAATATTATTATGAGAACTGAAAAAGGTCGCAGAATTGTCATTAAAAAAATAATACCAGAAGAGTGGATTCCCACAAGAATTTATGATTATGAGTTTGAAATGAATGAAAATAAACGAAATATTCTTTTAATAGACAAGCAATTTTTACCTGTAGTTGAAAAAGATCTAAAAAGATTGATAAGAGAATAATAGTTTATGTCTGAACAAGATTTTCTACTTCCCGGTTATTATAAACTAATTGCCGCATATATAACGCCTTACGGAAGTACTGAGCAAGCAGATATATCTGCAATTATACACAAAATAGTAATCGAAGAGTCAATTGAAAATGACTCTATAAGAGGCTATATCAGCGTTGCGGATGGTGTTGGGTTACTTGAAAAGTTGCCCCTTCGTGGAGAAGAACGTCTCTTCATTGAAGTTGAAGATATTCTAAAAAATAAAAAGATCTTTGATCTATTTGTGTATAAAGTAGAAAATGTTCTTACCAAAGAAGCAAATGATATTCTATTTTATGACATGGTATTTGTTTCATATATAAGATGGAATGCAGGTACTAGAAAAATAATAAAGGCATTTGATGGTGTTGTTTCAAATACAGTCAAGGAAATATTTGATTTAACCTATATTCCAAATACTAAACCTATAGAAATTGAGGATACGTATGGTGATTTTTATTGTGTCATACCAAATTATACTGCACCAAATGCACTAAAATTTCTTTCTAATAGAGCATATAATCAAAATTCACCGTCTTGCTCATATAGATTTTTTGAAAATTCTGAATCATTTTATTTTGTAACTGATGAATGGCTAATTTCAGAAGCAGTAACTACTAATAATATAAAAGAATTTACATTTACACCATATTCAAATCCTATGGATATAAGTACGTCAAATAATAGAGCTTCATTTGATCTTGAAGCACAAATGAGAAACTTAATAGAATTAAATAATACTGATCGTATTAATACCGTTGCAGATTTATCAAGTGGTGCATATAAAAATAACCCAATTGTTATAGATTTTGTAAATAAAACTGTAACTGATAATAGATATTCATATGAAGATAGTAAAACACAGTTTGCTAGTTTAAATGCTGGTAATAGAAATATAGAAGACACACATAGTGATAATTTCATAAGTACAATTTTTACAGATGAAAATGAAAAACGTTTTCTAGTTTTTAAAGATTATCAATCCGAAGGTGATTTACCTACTACAATACGAAGTGATCAGTATTTACCTAAAATTATTTCAAGAAGAACTACATACCGTTATTTACTATATAGAAATACAATTTATGTCAAAGCACACGGTAGATTAGATCTAAAAGCAGGTGATGTGATAAAGTTAAAAATACCAGAAATTACACCAGGTGAAAATAAAGAAGATTCTAAATTAGCTGGTAATTATTTAGTTCATGATTGTACACATACATTTGACAAAGAAGTATACGAAGTTTCTATGATGTTGACTAAATTTGATTGGAGAGAAGATTAATGTTTGAAGAAACTGGTATTGGCATTAAAAACCCACTTTGGTTTGTTGGTGTTGTAGAAAATAGAAATGATCCAAGAAAAGAAGGTCGAGTTCAAGTTCGAGCATTTGGTGTTCATGGAACAAATAGAGAAGTTGCAACCGTAGATTTACCTTGGGCAATCTGTATAGCTGGTAATTACGATCCAAATTATCCAATTCCACCACTTAATTCTTGGGTTTTTGGATTTTTCTTGGATGGGCGAGATGCACAACAGCCAATGATACTTGGTTTGATACCAACTCAAATGACATCTTTAATAGACCCTGAAACTAATGGATGGGGTACCATACCAACTGAAAATGTAAGATTAGATTCTCAGGGATCAAGAGCAACAGATTTTGGCCAGCCGCAAAATTCAAGAAAAGCTCGAGGAGAAGAGTTAGATAAAACTGATATTCTCTTGCAGGAAGTTAGTAGAGTTAGTGCTAACTTAGATTCTGTCGAGGAAGGTTTTTTACTTGAAGAACCAGCACCCGGTGCTGCTCCTGTCTATCCATATAATAGAGTCACAGAAACAGCAGGTGGTCATTCACTTGAACTTGATGATTCACCTAATGCGGCAAGGGTTCGTCTTGGACATTCAGAAGGTCAGTTTTTGGAGATGCATCAAAATGGTGTGACTGTTTTGAAGTCAACTAAAGATCTTTGGCTTGCAGCAGAAGGTAATATAATTATTTTTGCAAAAAGCGGAAATCAAATTATTAAAGTAGAAGGTAATGCAGTTTTCAGTGTTGACGGAAATATGGTTCAAGAAGTCAACGGAAATATGCAACAGATTGTAAGAGGTAATTACGAACTATCTGTAGGTGGACAATTAAACTTGAATGGTAGCGAAGAAATTCAAGCAAGAGCAGCAAAAGTTAGAATAGAATCTAATGTAGAAGGTATTAACTTAAAGTCTGCTAAAAAGATTAATATACAATCTGGCGAAGCAATTAACATAAAATCAGCAATGGGTATCCTTCAGGAAGCAGTTGGTGACTTTAATATTAAAGGTGATAATTTTTATACGCAAAGTGCCGGCGCAATACACTTTAAAGCCGGTGATGCAATATTCCAAGAGGCTGCAGCAGATATCAATATTAAAGGTGATAATCTATTCATCCAAGGTGCAGGAAATACAAATATTAAATCTGCTCAAGTATTCCTAGACTCAGCTGGAAACATGAATATTAAAGCTGCTTATACCAAAATAGGCAATGGTCAAGTAAGTATTAAAGGTACTTCAGTTGCAATAGATGAATTTGTATTCCTAGCAAATGGACAAGCAGTAACTGCCCCAGGCGGCACAGCCGCTACAGCAGCTGAAGAGGCGCTTCCTGCTGGACCTGCAGAAGGTGCTGAACTCCCAGAACCAGCTACAAAATCGGCAGGTAATGGTAGCGGCGGAGGTAGTGGTATTGCCGGTGGTGGTTATGGAAGCCCATCATTATCTGGCAGTGGTGGTGTTGTGTCGCAAGATGATGCAGGTGGCGGTTCTGGTGGTAGTCAAAGTCTTGGATCTCAAGTAGAAGGAAATTTTGTAGCAGGTGATTATGCTGATATAGAAGAGGCGCTAAAGGCTCAAGGTTTCAGTGAACAAGAAATAACTGCTGCCCTCGCAATTATCGGAGGAGAATCTAATGGAGCATTTACTGCAGTAGAAACAAGTTACTCTGGAACCTCAAATGAACGAATTAGATCAATATTTAATAAAACAAGATCACTGACAGATGCTGAATTAACCGCACTTAAAGGAAATGACACAGAGTTTTATAACTTTGTTTATGGTGGTAAACTTGGTAACGGTGCTGGTAATAATGATGGTTACAATTATAGAGGCCGTGGACTCATACAATTGACATTTAAATCAAATTATGAAAGATATGCAAAATTAACAGGATATGATATTGTTTCAAATCCTTCACTTGTAAATACAGATAAAAAGATTGCCGCGACTGTAACAGCAGCATATTTAAAAGATAGAGTCAGAAGAACTGGTGATCCTGTTGCAGATATCAGAGCTGCGGTTGCGGGTACCAGAACAGGTCGTGCATATACAATGAATATTGATAAAGATAGAACAAGATATGCCCGTCTTTTAAGCGAACGCGGAATTAGTTAAAGGATAGAAATATGGTAGAAATTTGTAAAGATACTCCAGAAGAAAGAAATAGAAACTCTCTTATTAGTACAGATGGCTTTGCTTATTCGCCCACAATACAAATATACCAATTAAATAGATTACAAGCAGAGTTTGAAAGAAATGCAACAAGAATAACAAATTCAACAGTAATTAATAACTATATTGATCTATTTACCCAAGAAACATTTAATCAAGGTTTAATTGCATTCAATAATTTTCTATTAGGTGCTTTTACCAATACAAATTTAAATTTACCTGTGAATTACCCATTGGTTCATGATAGATTATCTAAAGGTGTTGCTATCACGACTGTGGAATATTCGGATTTTATGCAGGATGTAGGTTATAATCCAGTTACAATACAAGGTGCGGTTACGACCGGTCCTAGAACTGTTCTAGACCTTTATAACTCGCACATTAACGGCAAATTTTCCAAAAGTACGATGGGAACTTTCTGTGAATTAGCTCCATCTATTTTCGGTGCAGTTGCTGGTTTCTTTACAGCGATAAGATCATTTGCAAATAAAATTACCGACATCATTAACAAAATACAGAATTTTAGCCTTGCAGCATTGTTGGATAGCCTCAAAAGTAAAATAATGTCTGTTATTGAAAACACAATTGAAAAAGTTAAAAAGATTGTAGAAAACTTTTCTATTGATGGTCTTGTTTCCGAGGTTAATAAATTCTTTCATGAAAAGGTCACGTCAAAATTCTTTTTGTTGAAAGAAAAAGCAATGAAATTTTTTGAAAAATTAAATATAGAAAATTTCAAGAAAACAATTGAAGGTATAATTTCATATGCTACAAATATATTCAAAGATCCAAAAATTGAAGAAATACAATATTTAATCTATAGATTCTGTTCATTTATTACACAAGTTGAAGATATTATTAATGGGGTAAAATCTCCACTTGAAGATTTTTCAAATAAATACGTATATGCTGGTAATATATTGAGATCAAATTCTTCTACTAATACAATAGATGCAGTAAATGCTGGAGCTAAACGACCTAATGCTGGAGAAGTAGAAGCTGCAATTACTAGAGGTGTAGATTTAGAAACTGCTAGGGGAAATCAACCTCCACCAAGTATTGATGAGTTTAAAGAAATTACACCTTGGAATGATGGGGCAGGTGATAATAGAATAGGTTTTCAAGGTGGGTGGACAAGACCAGTTGAGCAGGGTGGAATGGGTTCAGAAGGTTGGACATGGGAAAGTCCAGTATTTCTTGAAGCAAAAGCCTACTTGATGAGAGTTTATAAGGAATTTTCTAGACAAACGGGAATTAATAAAATTATTGTAAATAGTGCTTATCGAAGCCCGCAATATAATCAATCACTACGAGATCGGGGTGTTGGGGCAGCAAAGAATAGTAATCACATGCAAGGTATTGCATTTGATATAACTTGGGCTGGTTATCCGAACAATAGAGATGTGTTTATTTCTGTTGCAAGATCATATGGATTTAAAGGGATAGGAATATATGGGAGTTTTACCCATATAGATAGGGGCAACGAAAGAAGATGGAACGGATGATATGGCAATAATACCTCAGGCTAGAGTTACGCCAAGAACAAGAAAAGTAGAAGCAATATATGCGGACTTTTATAAAGATCTGACTAAAAATCCATTTTCAAATGATCTTGCATTAAAGACAGACGAAGAGGCAATAAAAGAATCTCTTAAAAATATCATTTTAATGGATAAAGGTGAAAAACTATTTCAACCATCATTTGGTGGCAATATAAGAGCAATGCTTTTTGAATTAAATAGCCCTGCTACTATAAAATTAATTCAAGAACAAATTAAAAGTACCATAAATAACTATGAGCCAAGAGTACAATTAATCGATGTTGAAGTATACAGTTTGATTGATGATAATAGAGTTGCGATAAAGATAATTTATGCTCTTAGAAACAGAGAAGAACCAATCCAAGTAGAATTTATATTGGAAAGAGTAAGATAAATGGCAAAGACACCGATAACTGAACTTGACTTTTTTGCAATCAAAGAGCAATTCAAAACTTATTTGAGATCACAATCAACGTTCAAAGATTATAACTTTGAAGGATCTAATATGTCCATACTCTTGGATGTATTAGCGTATAACACATTTCAGAATAATTTTTACACAAATATGGCGATATCAGAAATGTTTCTTGATACTGCTCAACTAAAAAATTCTATTGTATCTCACGCAAAAGAATTAAATTACATACCTAAATCTTCTACTTCTGCTAAGGCAATTGTAAGAGTCACATTTGATGATGTGAATGGAGCAAGTACAGTAACGATTCCAAAGGGTACTAAATTTACAACATCAGTAGGTGGTTCATCATTTAATTTCGTAACAGCACAAAATTATCTTGCAAGAAAAACAAGTATTGCGGCCGGTGCACTTACTGCTACTTATGTCGCAGATCAGGTTGAAATTTTTGAAGGTGAAATTTTTACTAACTTTGATACAGAAGGTTATTTCGTAGAAGACTCAGCATTTAAATGTATTCTATCTAGCGAAAATGTTGATATCACATCTGTAACTGTTACTACGGATGACGATGATACTCAATTTATCTATAAGACCGATATTTTTGGTGTAGAACCTACTGATCGTGTATTTTATATCGAGCCACATTTTGATGATAGATATGCTGTAGTATTTGGAAGAAATATATTCGGACTTCAACCAGATCCTAATTCCAAAATACAAATTGAATATCGAGTATGTAATGAAGATGAGTCAAATGGTGCTTCTAGATTTGCATCATCATTTAAAACTGGTGTAAGAGTAGAAACAATTCAAGCAGCATCAGGCGGTGCCAAGAAAGAATCACTTGAAAATATTCGTTTCTTTGCTCCAAGATCAGTTCAAATTCAAGAAAGAGCTGTCACTGCAAGAGATTATGAAATTCTTCTAAAACAAAAATTCAATCAAATAAGTGCAGTATCGGTATATGGTGGTGAAGAATTAGAACCGCCGCAATTTGGTAAAGTAGCCGTTTCGGTTGTATTAGAAGGAAGTAATGATCTTTCTGAAAGTAGAAAGAACGAGTTTAGACGTTATCTAATAGATAAAACTCCTCTTACTATTGAACCTATATTTGTAAATCCCGAGTTTATGTTTGTTGATACAATTGTAAATATATATTATTCTTACAAACAAACAAATAAAAGTGAAGCAGAATTAGAAGGGTTGATAAGAACCGCTATAATAGATTACAACGATGTAAATCTAAACACGTTTGGTTCTACTCTCAGAACTTCTAAATTAATTGCAGCAATAGATAATGTTGATGATGCAATTTTAAGTAATAGTTTGAATTTAAGAGCTATTATCGAATATTCACCGCCATTATTATTACCTCAAAACCCAACATTTAAATTTGGATCTGCACTCATTAAACCATATCCATTTGTAAATTCATCTGGATTTTCAGATTTTACTCCATCTATAACAAGTTCAGTTTTTTCATATAATGGCGTATGTGCATTAATTCAAGATAATGGTGCTGGAATTATACAGATAATAAGCAGTGATATAGTTAATACTAGAGTTTTAAATGGATCTGCTGGAACCGTAGATTATAGCGCGGGCACCGTGCGCTTAGTTAATTTTACAACTGACGGTTATGCTGGGCCAGCTATTAAGATATTTGCAAAGAAAAAAGAAACAGATATTATTGCTCCTAAAAATAGATTGTTGCAATTAAGAGATAGTGATGTAAAAATTACATTTACAGAGGTTTCCTCATAATGAATATCGAAAAATTTATATCTTATCAGATAGAAAAACAGTTCCCATCTCTTTTCAGAGAAGATGGTGTTGAACTTGTAGAATTTATGAAATATTACTATAAATTCTTAGAGGAAAGTTCTAATCAAAGTATCTATAATAATAGAAGACTGTTTGAATATCGAGATATAGATAATACACTTGAGAATATGGTTATATTCTTCAAGAACAAATATATGAAAGATCTTCCACTTGACGGCGATAATACTAGATTTGCTGTAAAAAATATTTTGGATCTATATCGAAGAAGAGGTACACCCGAAGGTGTAGAATTATTCTTTAGATTGTTTTACAACGAAACAGTAGATATTTACTATCCTTCTGAAGCAATATTAAAACCTTCATCTTCTGCGTGGAATAATGGTATCTTTTTACAGTTGTATCCGAGAGAAATTGCAGACTTAAAAGACCTTACAGGTAGAGCAATATACGGTTCAATATCTAAGGCCGAGGGAGTGGTTGATAGAATACTTTTTACACTTGTCAACAACGTCTTAACTCCAATTCTATTTTTAGGAAGTGTAAGAGGTACTTTTGTTGGGTTTGATGATATCTATACCATAATAAATGGTGAAATTGTCAACTTTGGAAGAGTATATGGATCTTTAGATTCAATAGCAATAGATCAAAATGAACCTAGAGCTACCACTGGTAATAATATCGGTGATTTAGTATCAGTTGTATATCCTGGTGCTCGAGGTGGTAAAGCAATTGTTACCGAAGTTTCGCAGACTGTATCTGGAGAAATAGAATATTTTATAGATGAAGCAGGTTTCGGTTATACGGAAGAAAATACACTCTTACTTGTTTCAAATCAAATTATATTTTCTGATGGTCTGTTTGAGAAATTACAAGTTCTTGAAACACTACAAGATCAAAATGGGAATCGCGGCATTGTAATAGGCGGAAATGATATTTTAGTCGGCGTGCGAATGGAAGAAGGTCTTGAGTTTACAGCAAATTCAATTATTATTACAGATAGATCTGCTAACAACGATATTACAATATTTAACGATGAGATTATAACTAGTATTGATAATTTAGTAATTATAAATGCAGAAGCTAATAACTATTTTAGTAACAGTGAAATAGTATATTACGAGTCTATTGTGCCAAAAAATGAATCTTCACCGGGTCCTTTATTTCCAGAAGTAGCAAATACTGAAATACTTTCGGTAAAATTGGAAGAATTAGATAATCAAGAAACTGTATCACTTATTACCGATATCATAGGAAATTATTTAGCTGTTCAATTAAATTCGGCTAATTATAATGTATCACCAGCCTTAGTTCCAATGAGTGGTGTTGCAGATCCAGTTACAATAAGTACAAGAATAGATCAAGCTTTTGATCTTGAACCATTTACTATAGGATCTATAAAACGGTTTGCAAATGTAAGGCCCGGTTCTTCATATCTTAATAGAGTATTTGCTGTTGCTCTGGATCCAGTTATGTCAAACTTTGAGGTGTATAATCAAGTAATTACACTTGAAAATATATCTGCAACATTTGAGGAAGGAAGTATTATAACACAAAATGGTGTATCTGGTAAAATTTTAAGAATTACGGGAACTACATTATTTGTTTTACCTTACTCTTATTATGGATTTCAAAGTGCACCTATTACATTTAATGGAGTTAGTTATAATACAATTAGTGTAAGCAGAGATTATAATTCTAAAAAACTAGGGTTTAACGCTGATATCAATACAGTAACTCAATTTGCTGTAGGAAAAATCTTAAAAGTTGATGTTACAAATTCTGGTTATGGATATTCGGATAAGCGTGAAGTAAGTATAATTGATGATACTGGAAATACATTAGCTGTTGGTATTGCGGGTGCAAGGGGTCAGGGTAGAATTGAAGGTAGATGGTCTTCTAAAGAATCTCATCTAAATTATCAGGATGGAAAGGTGCTGCAAGACAGTGATTACTACCAAGAATATTCTTATAGGATATCTTCTAAGACGGATATAAATACCTATAAAAATACACTCACTGAAATATCACATCTGGCCGGAACTAAGATGTTTGGTCAATTTGTTCTTAAAGATGAAGTCAAAGTAAATTCTAGTGCTAGAATTTCTATAATAAGAAACGCTTGAGGAAAAAATGTCAATCATAACACATAAATTTAGAACAAATAATACAAATGATTTTAAAGAAGATTTTGATCTTTCTAATTATTACATTTTTGTTTCCTCTGTCAACCCATCGACCACAATAAATTCAGAATTTTCTAAAAATGAATTTTTAGAAAATACATTATTTGGTAAAAAAGTTGATCCTAACGAAGTGTTCTTTATGATTGATAATACTAGATGGCAATACGATACAGTGTATGATCAATATGATGATAAAGTAGATTTAGTAGATAAAAAGTTTTATGCTATAGTATATCCTTCTGATAACGCCACTGGGGATTATAGAGTTTATAAGTGTTTGTATAACAATCACGGTGCAAAATCTGTTAATGCGCCTAATTATGATGTTGATGCAGATGATCAAATTTATAGAATGGGCGACGGTTATGTATGGAAATATATGTATGCAATATCCGAACTCGATTTTAGAAAATATGCTGCTCTTAGATATGCTCCAGTAATGTATAAATCTTCTATTATTACTGATGTTGTTGGAACTGGAAATTTTGTAACATATTATGCTGTGAATGATTTTGTCGTAGGTAATGTAGCTTCCGTTCGTGATGTAGAACCAATTCAATACAATATTACCGATAGGGTAATAGTCACGGCAAATTCATCTACGTTTACAGTCGGTGGTAATGAAACTGGAACATATGTAGAGTCTAGTGGAGTGTGTTACATAAAAAATAATCCAATTAATGGAAAATCTATAGATCACATTGAAGTAGAAAATTATACCGTAAATAAAGGTTATGAATTTCGAGCAGGTGAAATTGGAATAGTGGAAACAAATAGAATTAATATTACTTCAACGAATGGTAACTTATCAGAATTACAAAATTATTATGCCGGTCAATATTTTTATGTTATAGATCCCAATAATGAAGCAAGAGTCTATACTATAGATACTTATCTATACGTGTCACCAAATAAAGGGATAATTACATTATTAGATAAAGACGAGTTTATAGAAGAAGATTTTGATTTTGAAATCTTTCCTAGAATAGAAATAAAGGGTGATGGATCTGGCGCAGTAGCAATACCTAAAATTAATGATTTAGGAACAATAGAAAGTACAGTAATATTAAATAAAGGTAGTGGATATACAAGAGCTACAGCTCGAGTAGTAACCCCTTTATATGGCTTTGATTCATCCAGTGAATTTGCAGCAGACGTAGAAGCAACATTAAGACCTGTTCTCTCTCCTGAAAATGGTCATGGTTACGATTTTGAAAAAGAGTTATTATCTAGGAGAGCAATAGTATATACGCAATTAACAAACACGGATAATTTATCTATACCATCTACTAATCAATACACAAAAATAGGATTGGTAAAGAATCCAGAATTTATTTCTAATACTGATTTATTTGATAACAGAATAGAATTAACTTTAAGTTCAAATATTCTCACGGTCGGTGAAATTGTTACACAAACTATAAATGGTGAAGTTACATTTTCTGCAGAGGTTCATGCAACGGGAAGTTCAAATAAAGTTTATCTATGCAATTATCACGGCCCGTATAAAACTTCTAGCAATACCGCCCCGGATGCTGCTGGTTATATATATGATGATATACCGATTAATACATCAAGAAAAATCATTTCATCACAAAATCAGCTCTTAGATATAAATAATATCATAAGACCTGAGTATGTGCAAAAAACAGGTGATGTATATTACATGACTAACTTTGCACCGATAACAAGAACATCTACTTCGAACGAAGAATATAAAATTATATTAGAATTTTAAGGATCGTAAATGCCAATTCGCACTAATCTCAATGAATCCCCTTACTATGATGATTATGATATTACTAAACAGTATCATAGAATACTTTTTAGACCGGGTTATGCTGTCCAAGCAAGAGAATTGACTCAACTTCAAACTATTCTACAAAATCAAGTAGAACAGTTTGGTGATAACATTTTCAAAGAAGGTACAATTATCAAAGGTTGTAACTTTACTGAATTATCTGCACTTAAATATGTAAAGGTAAAAGAAACTCCAGTAAATATTGAAAACCCGGGTGTTGCTGCAACCGTAAATGAATTTGTTGGTGGAATAGATGAAGAAACTGGTATTGAAACCTTTTATGAAATTGTAGGTGCTACAACTCAATTAAGAGCATTAATCATAGCTGCGGCATTTGGATTTGAAACAAATGATCCAGATTTAAGTACATTTTATATCAATTATCTAAATTCCAACAATGCACAAGAAAAAGTTTTTGATCAAGGTGAAACTTTAGAAATTTATAGATATACAATTGAAAATGATGTTACTAGTGTTGGAATACTAGTTGCAGAATTTTCAGTCACAAATAGAGCAAATCATGTTGGTAGTTCATTTGGTATTGAATCTGCGGTTGGTATTACATATCAAAAAGGCCATTTTCTATTTGCCAAACCGCAAATAGTAATTTTATCCAAATATTCAAATATCCCAAATAATATTTCTGTTGGTTATAGAGTAAGTGAAAGATTAATTTCAGCACTTACTGACGATACTTTATATGATAATTCTATTGGAACACCAAATCAAAATGCCCCAGGCGCCAATAGACTTAAATTAGAACCTATTCTTGTAGCTATTCCAACCAATGAAGCAGATGCAGATTCAACATTCTTTACTCTTGCTAGATATGTAAACGGAAATGCTGTTCAGATAAGAGACGTTTCTCAGTATAACGTAATCGGCGAAGAAATGGCTCGAAGAACATTTGAAGAGTCTGGTAATTATAAAGTAAGAGGCTTTAAAACAAATGTTACAAGTTCTGCTAACGGTGCAATACAAGCAGCAATTGAACCTGGTGTTGCATACGTAAAAGGTTTCAGAATAGAAAATAAAGCCGAACTTTTCGTGTCTATAGATCAATTGGAAATTACAGATACAGAAACACAAGCAAATCAGCCTGTCTCATTTAATTATGGATCTTATATTGATATTGCTAATACAACAATAATGGGAACATTGCCAGTAGGAACTTATGCTACAGCAACATTGAAAAATGTCGGTGGAACTACTATAGGTACCGCAAAAGTACGAAATTTCACACCAAGTCGTGTTTATATTTCTGATATAAGAATGGGTGCAAATAATTTTGCTGATGTAGCATCTATTAATGGCACTGGTGGTTCTGTAAAAATAATACCTACAATAAAACAGAAAAGTAATGACACTCTAATTTTTAATGTTGGTGAAACATTCCTTAGAACTGTTACAGATATCAGCATACCTGTACGGAAAGCAAGAACACTCACCAACACAATATCAGATTCGTTTATATTAACTGCACTCACCGGCGAAGATTTTAATGTACAACTAGATGATACTTTAATAATTGCTAATACGAGCCAAGATAATCTTCAAATATCTAGTATTGTAAGAGATAGTTCATCTCAAATAACAATCAATTTGGTTCCAGGTCAATCACCTTCAGCAAATGGTACTATATACTATAATTCAAGAGATCAACTTGCGGAACCGTACAATAAACTAGATAGAACACTTTATGTCAAAGCTTCTTATTCGGCAGGAACAACATCTTACAGTTTAGGGTTCCCTGATGCATATAAACTAGTTAGTATTTTAGATTCAGATGATAATGATGTAACCAATAGCTTTAGACTTAAAACAAATCAACAAGATCATTATTATGATCTTTCATATATTGAATATATACCTGGTCGTCCAGTTCCGGAACCAGGTTTAATGACTGTTACATTTAAAGCATTTAAACTTGATACTTCTACAGGATCTTATTTCTTTACTGTTGATAGTTATCCAAATGATTTTGACCTAAGTTTAATACCAACATACACAACATCATCTGGCGCAAATCTAAATCTTCGTAATTGCCTTGATTTTAGACCATACGCGGTAAATACGGTAACATATGCGAACGCAGAGGTTCTAGGAACAGCACCAACAGTTAGTACTGCAGTAGGTGCCACACCTACATTCTCTGGGACATTTGTAATTCCAGCATTAAATTCAGCTGCAACTGTAGATTATGAGTATTATCTAAATAGAACAGATGTGATTGCTATAGATTCATATGGTAGATTTTCAACTGTAAAAGGTACACCTGCAAAGAAATCGAGAGCACCAACTATTGGAGACGATCGTCTAGTTATTAGTGAAATTTATGTACCAGGTTATCCTGCAATTTCTTCTGATAGAGCATCATTAGAAAATAAAGCGGAATTAGCTGTTAAAACCAAATCTCTTGGAAATAAAAATTACACTATGAAAGAAATAGGTGATTTAGATCAAAAGATCAGTAAATTACTTTATTACATGTCAGTTTCCATGTTAGAAGCTTCAACTGAAAACTTAAATATTACAGATGAAAATGGTGTAACTAGATTTAAAAATGGTATTCTTGTAGATCCATTTAATGACCTGTCCATAGCAGATGTAAAAAATAATGAATTTAGCGCAGCAGTTGATTTTACTGAAAAATCCCTTACACCTTCAGTAAAAACAATACCTATTAATTTAAAGTATAAAACTTCAACAAATGTATCTTTACATCCTAGCAGTCTAGAAATAGATGCTGCAACTCTTGAATCCTCAGTAAACACACCAATAATTACACAACCTTACGCTACCAGCTTTAGAAATTGTGTAAGTAACTTCTATGATTACAGAGGTACTGGGTTCTTATTCCCAGAATATGATGGAGCATTTGATACCGTCACAGCTCCAGCACCAAATATTGAGATTGATATGGCGACTCCATTCATAGAGTTCACTGAAGCTTTACAAGAATTTGTGCCACTGACATCAACACAATCTACAATCTTAGAATCAAGAGTTGAAGAAATTGGTAGAACAACTGCAGGTAAAGGAAGAAAAGCAAGAACAACTTCTATTACAACGCAACAAACGGACATTATTCAAGATATAACTCGCTCTCTTCAAGTTTCAGAAGGTAGAGTCAATGAGCAAAATCTTGGAGAATTTGTCACAAACTTTAATTTCAATCCATTTATGAGATCTAGAGAAGTAAGAATTTTGATGCACGGTCTAAGACCAAATACACGTCACTATTTCTTCTTTGATGATGTTGACGTAAATTCCAGTGTTATACCTGGCATAGTACCAGAATCAGACTCTGTACGAGATGTTGCGGCCGCAGGTACAACTGTTACTAGTGTTATAACAGATACCAATGGTAGTCTGGCAGCTATATTTACGATACCACCTGAAACATTCTATGTGGGTGATAGAGTACTTAAAATCTCCGACGTTGATGATATAGATTCTATAGAATCAGCAGGAACATCGGGTGGGATTATAACATACAGAGCTTATAATTTCTCTGTAAATAAACAAAGTCTCACACTTAGTACAAGAGAACCAGATATACGAGTAACAGAAACTATTACTTCAAGATCAGTAGTAAATAGACCTGTAACAGTTCAAACACCTAGACCTACAAACAATGATCCACTTGCACAAACATTCTTTATTAAATCTGCAATGGCATCAGGCGCTGATTGTATTTTTGCTTCTAGACTAGATCTTTTCTTCAAGAGAAAAAGCTTGACAAACGGTGTAACTGTTATGCTGAGAGAAGTAATTAATGGTTATCCTGCAGCAGAAATTATTCCGTTTTCTGTAGTACACTTTAAATCAACAGATATTAATACTTCTGAAGATGGTACATTTGAAACACCTGTATTCTTTAAAGCACCTATAAGATTAGACGTTGAAAAGGAATATGCGATTGTAATTATGCCTGATGCCGGAGATCCTGACTATTTGGTTTATACTTCTAAAGTAGGTCAAACTGATCTAGCACCGCCGTTTGCACCGGTTGTTATGGACTGGGGTGATGGTGTACTTTTCACTTCTACAAACAACAGAGCATGGCAATCATATCAGGATGAAGATCTTAAATTTACACTGTATAGAAAAGAATTTAATCAATCAAGTGGTACTGTAACACTTACAAACGAAGATAATGAATTCTTTACAATTTCTGGTATCACTGGAAACTTCCAAAGTGGTGAAGTTGTATATACCACTAAATCTAGAACAGGATCTACTGGCAGCTCTGTTTCACTTTCAGCAGGAAATACTGAAATAACTGGAACCGCACTGTCTGATACCTATGTGGCAGACGATTATATCTATGTTGTAAGCGGTGGAAATAAAGATTTATTTAAAGTAACTCAAGTTTCAACTACATCAATAACATTAGATAAACCTTCTAAATTTACTGGTTCATTCACTCACAACCCAGCAGTTGTAGGAGATATAGTTTATTATACTGGAAGAAATCCAGAATTTATGGTACTTGAACGTTCATCAGCAAGTCTAAGCAAGGCCTTTGCTGCAGGAAATTCAATAACTGGTTTTACCAGTGGTGCTACAGCAACAATCAGTTCAGTAGATAATATAGAACTTAGCTATATGCAACCAATTATATTGAAAACAAATAACAGTGTTACTGATACTACAATTACCGGAACATTCACTGATCCATCTAACACTAGTTCCACATATACTAGAAATATACTATTTAATGATAAAACACTATTTAATGAAAAAGGTTGTGTAATTTTCAGTAAATCCAACGGAGTAAAACCATTTGATCTTACTCTTACTTTAACAAATGGATCCAATCCTACTGCAACACCGTTTGTTGATATTGAAACTGCTACGATGTTAGCTTATCAATATAAGGTTAGTGCAAATACAGAAAATACTTCATCATATGTTTCTAGAACCATTGAGTTAGCAGAAAATCTAGATGCAGAAGATTTTATACTTTATACTACTGCTTATAGACCAATTAATACTGACATTAATGTCTATATTAAGGTCCAACATGCTTCAGATCCATTGGCAATTGAAGTCAATGATTGGATACAACTTGAATTAGTCGAAGGTGCTGAAGTTTATTCATCAACAAGTAATAATAATGATTTTAAAGAGTTTGTATATAAATTACCAGAAAATCCAAATAATCTTGTTCCAGGGTTAATCGGGGGTGTATTAACATATTCAAATACATCTGGTGAATATTCTGGTTATAGAAAGTTTGCCGTAAAGATTGAATTTATCGTAGATGAAGTAAATGGAAGATTACCGATAGGTTCTGTTCCAAGACTTCTTGATTATAGAGGCATTGCACTTACATGATCAGAGATGAAAGAACAAAGGCACTGATTAATACCGACTCAGATGCCCTTTATAAATACAAGCAGGAAAGAGATAAAAATCGAAAGATGATTTCTATGCAAAAAGATATAGATTATCTCAAAGTAAGAGTGGACGCTTTATATAAACTTTTAGAAGATAGAATAGAGAAGAATAATGGCAAAGTCATCAATAACTAATATATCCACTACTAATACATTTCAAAACTGGTTTGATAAAACTAATGAATTAGTAAATTTAGTAAAGTCAGATATATTAACTGCCTCTTCTGGTGGTGATACTACTATAGGTAATGCTACTCTACAGGGTATTTTTACTGCTAATACTATAATTGCCAGTACACTTTTAAGAGTTGATGATATTAGCCCTAAAGCAGGATCAACAGAAGTAGAATTTTCTGCCCCTGTTTTTATCACAACTAACCAGACTGTTTTGGGCAGATTGTCCAGTACTTCAGGTCCGAGATTATCTTTCTTTAATACTACTGATACGACTTGGCAAGTAGGATTCGAAAACAATACTAATAAAAACTTTATTATTTCAAACGGTGCAGCAAGTTTGAAATTAACTTCAGGTGGTAATATCGAAATTACTGGTATACTTTCAGGGACTGCATCCATTGCGAGTACGGTTGCTCTTGTTGCAACAAATACAACAGATGCTACACATTATCCAGTTTTTGTAGATGCAGCAACCGGAAATGAAAATGTTAGAACTGATACTGGCTTTACATATAATCCAAGTACAGGCACTTTAACATCTACAGTTTTTGCTGGAAATCTTACCGGTAATGTCACTGGTAATGTAACAGGTAATGTTACTGGTACTGTAACAGGAAATGTCACTGGTAATGCCGGTACTGTTACTAATGGTGTATATACTACTGGTGACCAAACAATAGGCGGTATTAAAACTTTTAGTGCGACCATAGCAGGGAGCATAACTGGCAATGCCGGCACTGTTACTAATGGTGTATATACTACTGGTAACCAAACAATAGGCGGTATTAAGACATTTAATAACGGTACCGCGAGTACAAGTACAACAACCGGTTCTGTAGTTATCACGGGTGGTTTAGGAGTTAGCGGTGCTATCAACGCGGGCGGTGATATTACTGCTTTTGCTTCGTCGTCTGATATACGAAAGAAAGAAAATATTGTAAGAATAGATAATGCGCTACAAAAAGTTCTACAAATTGGCGGCTATACTTATAACTTTAAAAATGATACCAGAAAAATAACCGGTGTTATTGCGCAGGAATTAGAACAAGTATTACCTGAAGTTATTTACGAAATCGACGATGCTGAATTTGGAAAATCTAAGGCTGTAAGATATGGTAATATCGTTGGTCTCCTTATTGAAGCTATTAAAGAATTAAAAACAGAATTAGATGAATTAAAAGGATCATAAAATGCCTTTACCATCTACTGGACTTTTAAGATTATCACAAATACAGGGTGAATTTGGCGGAACAAATCCTATTAGTCTAAGTGAATATTTAAGGGGAGGAAGTAATGTTCCAGATACCCCAAATGCTGGAACTAATCAAACAGTACCAACTGGTCTTTCTAATATTTCTATGTCCAAATATCGCTCAACATCAAAAACAGTAGTAGTTACATATGAACTCATAGGTGGCGGTGGTGGCGGAGGCGGTGGATTTGCCAACGAGGGTGAAGGAGCCAGAGGTACATTTGCCGGTTCGGGGGGAAGTTCCTCTATAAGTGGAAGTTCTATAACTACTATAACAGCTGCTGGCGGACGAGGAGGCGAGAACGCGGAAAACGGTAGGGGTACCGCGGGCGATGCCGGTACAAGTACTGTTTATGGATCTGGTGGTGCAGGCGGTGGTCTTAATTCATCAGGCGGCGCCGCTCCTTCATCATCTTATGGCGCCGGCGGTGGGGGTGCAGGTGGTGATGATGGTTCGTATAATGACTCTGGAGGCTGTTCAGGTGGAGGTGGTCTTGCTGGAACAAGACGAACTGGTACATTTACTGTGGCATATGGTTCTACTTTATCAATAGACATAGGTTTAAGAGGTTTAGGAACAACAAATACATCATATGATGGAGGAAATGGTGCTTCTGGATACTGTGAATTATCATATGACGGAGTTACAGCTACATTTACTACTCCTGGTACTAGCACGAGGGTAATTAACTAAATGAATAGTATAGTAGATGTTTATGAAAAAGAATACAAAATTTTAAATAGATTACCTCAAAATTTAAAATTATCCATAAAGGAACTTATTTTTTCATACAGAAATGGTAAAGAAACAATTTGTGCAGTTTTTAATAATAAAGGTCCCCTCTTAGATTTGTTGGGTAGTCTACCAGAAATGGTAATGAATACGGACGTAGATATATATGGAATTGATTTAGAAAGTATAGGAACTGACCAAGTAAGACTCTATCATTCATGTAAAGAAAAAGATAAAATGTTAATTGGTTATTATATAAAAGATAACAAAATTGTTGAATATAAAATTTATAAACGAACAAATGATAGATCAATAATATTAATAGATAGATACAATTCAAATGATGAACTTATATCTGAAAATGAGAAAGAAATGAGAGCAGAACGAAGTGAATGGCCGGGTTCCAAAACAATTTTAAAATTAGCAGATTCAAATGGATTTTATACAAATTTCCTAAAGAAGGTTAATAAAGATCAATTTTATGCTAGAGTAAGAATAATATGATTTTAAAATTATAAATAAAGATAAAAAGGTATTTAGATGTCAAAAATCTCTCAATTAGGTCCGATACTAGCAGATGAAACTGCATCACAAGACCTTTTTGTCATGGTAAACATCGCGCAGGGCGATGATGGTACAAAAAATGTTACTAGATCAGAATTAGTAAAAGTAATTCAAAAAGAACCTTTTAATAATATCAATATTACTGGCGGTGTTATTACAAATACGGGTCTTACATCTGTTACTGTTAGTTCTAGTACAATCAATTCATCCTCTCTTAATAATAGTACAATAAATAATACTACTATGAACGGTGGTATAATAACTGGTGGTACCAGTCTTAGAAATTTCACATTAGACAATTTAAGTAACTATACTTCCCCTATTGCAGATGCAGACGAATTTATATTAAAGGATGTTTCATCTGGTCAAACTGTTAAGATAAGTTTTGCTGATTTTAATTTTGAAATTGCCGAACAACTTAAAAAGACAAATAAAATTTATGTAGCAGCAGACGCTGAACCGGATGGTAATGGAAGTTATATGAAACCATACCAGACTCTTGAAGAAGCATTTGCATTTATGAATTCCGTTAATTATCCTCTATCAATATCAGTTATGCCAGGTGATTATTACACAGAAGGTAATTTATCACTCAGAGATGATTGTTCAGTAGTATCAACAAATGGACAGTATGCAACTAATATACACCTTTATGACTCAAATAATGGACCAGGCGTGAATTGGGCTCAATATGACCCAATTGAAGAAAATTGCTTCTTAGTTGGATCAGGTTGTTATATACAAGGTCTAGGTTTCAAAAATATGAGAGTCGATAGCTTTGATGATCCTACAAAGGGTTTCGCTGTTGCATTCCGACCAGGTGCTACAATCCTAAGATCACCATATATCAAAGATTGTAGTCAAATTAGTAACTACACAAGAAGAAGTGTTGCCGCACCTTTAGATCCACTTAATGCAAATCCATTAGTAGGAAGAGGCGGTGGAGTTTTACTTGCAGACAGAGCAGTTCTTGATCCAGATACAATTTTCCCATATATGTTAGCATTTGGTGCAACACCAAGATCGCCAAATGGTATGGGTTATGTAGCGAAGAATGGAGCAGGTATTAACGGTATCGGTTCTATTACTATTTTCCAAAGATGCGCATTTTATGCACTAAATGGTGGACAAGTAACACTCAATAACTCTGGTACTCAGTTTGGTGATATCTCGATGAGAGCAAAAGGTTTTACATTTGTTGTAGATCCTTATGAATTAACTGGCGTAGAAAAAGATTTTCTTATAGTTGCAGAAACCTTTGCCGAAGCTATAGATACAAATAGACAACTAATCATAGATGATATGTGGGTAAATATATATGGTGAATATGTTGAAGGTATGGGTTTCACTATAGATGAAGCCCTGACCAGACGAGATGCCAATAACTTTATTCAGTCTATTTACTATGATTTATTATCTGGCGGTCAAACAAGTTCAAGAAACTTTGTTGCTGGTTTATTTGATTACAAGGGTGACCACGTATTTCAGGTATTTGATCCCCCAGATGAAGATGCTGTATATGTAGGTAGTGCCAATAATGTTATAAATCTTCCTGATGCAAATACAGTTTCAGTAAATTCAGCTTACATAATATACAATCCATCATCAAATCCTGTAAATATATATGCTGGAGATGTTTATGTGTCTGATGGTATTTCTACTTGGACTAATGTAGGTCCTAATGATACAACTTTATTAGATGCGTTTATATCATCATTTGATAGAATGACAACGTACATGTTAACTTTAACAGCAAATACAGATGAAGAAAACATGCTTGGTAAAATAATAGGTTTAGTAAAACGAACATTGCTAAATCCTCAAAAGTTGTTATTTGGTAGTTTAATTGAAAGTCTAGCACATCAGTTTAACCTCGCAGGTGCCGGTGTAAATAAAAATGCATTACCACTAAACTTTAGACGTGTGGGTAAACCACTTCCGGCCAGTGGATCCGTTCTTAAAGAAGATAACGGAAGAGTTAGATGGTCGGGTGCAGATGAATTAAATAACCAGTATTTTGCTGGTGGACTAAAAATCAACGGAAGAACAGGCCGACTAGAAGGTAGACCTTTCACATCATCAGTTAGAAGACTAGCAAGAAGAGCAGCAAACAGTAGGGTATCAACATGACAATAAAAAAACTTATAACTAGTCAAGCGCCTGATGCAAAACCAGTAGGTGTTACTAAATCTATTTCAAATGCTGGTTGGACTATTTTAATAGAAGCGCCGCAATACGAAATTCCTGAAGAAACATTTGGGGGAGGTACTATAGTAGTTCCTGGTGTTGCTGAAATAATTAGCCCTCTTCTTATATCGAACATTTCGGCTGGAAGTATCACAGTAGATATAAGAATATATCGTGAACTTGATAGTGATGGCGAACCTGATGGTACTAATTATCTAATTGCTGCTGAACTACCTATCCCTGCATATGATATACTGCCTATACCATTGAATGGACAATTTATCGCAACCGGCGATAGGCTAGAGATAACATCTGACGCAGCTAGCGGAATTAACGTAACAATTTCTTACACTGTTGGACAAGCTGAACAAGACGATGTAGACGGGGTAGTAATCGAGGAAATCGTATAATGGTTTTAAGAACAGTACGTGGTTCTACGTCCGTTATTGGGCAAGGAGCTAAATTAGAAGTTCCTATTACTTTAGATCCTAGCTATTTTGAAGGCGCCATAGTTTATGGTGTTGATAGTAATGTTTATTATTCCGATGGTGCAACTTGGATAATACTCAATGAAGGTGTTCAAGGTCTCCAAGGCATACAGGGTATGCAGGGTATTCAGGGCAGCCAAGGTATCCAAGGTATAACCGGTCAGGGTATTCAAGGTATTCAGGGGCAACAAGGTCTACAAGGACAACAAGGTCTACAAGGTTTAACTGGACAAGGTATCCAAGGTACTCAAGGTATCCAGGGTGAACAAGGCTTGCAGGGTGTCCAAGGCGAGCAGGGTCTACAAGGTATCCAAGGCGAGCAGGGTCTACAAGGTGTTCAGGGTGAACAAGGCCTACAAGGTATTCAGGGTGTCCAGGGCCAACAAGGTGTCCAAGGGCCCCAAGGTATCCAAGGTGAGCAGGGTCTACAAGGTGTTCAGGGTATTCAAGGACAACAAGGTGTCCAAGGTCAGCAGGGTATTCAGGGACCACAAGGTTTACAAGGTCAGCAAGGTTTACAAGGCCAGCAGGGCATTCAAGGCCAGCAGGGCATTCAAGGTCAACAAGGTTTACAGGGTATTACTGGACAACAGGGTATTCAGGGCGCCCAAGGATTCCAAGGTATTCAAGGAACTCAAGGTCAGCAAGGCATTCAAGGCCAGCAAGGACTACAAGGTGTCCAAGGAAGCTATGGTCCATCTCTTACTATTATAGGAACTGTGGTAGATGTATCTAACTTTGTTCCCCCTGATGATGAACAAGATGTTTTAAATAATGCGTTTCCTACAGCAGTTTCAGGAAACGGTGTAATTGACCAAGCATCAGGTAATTTGTGGGTTTATGATGGATTAACATGGGAAAATGTTGGTCAAATTAAAGGGCCTCAAGGTATCCAAGGTACTCAAGGTCTAACTGGACAAGGTATTCAAGGTATCCAAGGACCACAAGGCACACAGGGTATCCAAGGTGAGCAAGGTCTACAAGGTACACAGGGTCCTCAGGGTATTCAGGGCCAACAAGGTGTTCAAGGTATTCAAGGGCCGCAAGGAACACAAGGTATCCAAGGTGAACAAGGTGTTCAGGGTGTTCAGGGTGAGCAAGGTATACAGGGAACACAAGGACTTCAAGGTGTTCAAGGTATCCAAGGCCAGCAAGGTGTCCAAGGTTCTCAGGGTATTCAAGGCATTACAGGACAACAGGGTATTCAGGGATCTCAAGGTATCCAGGGTATTCAAGGAATGCAAGGCATTCAAGGTAGACAAGGTTTCCAAGGTCTCCAAGGAATGCAGGGAATGCAAGGTATCCAGGGAAGACAAGGTCTAACTGGACAAGGTATTCAAGGTATTACTGGTCAACAAGGTATCCAAGGTTCTCAAGGTGTCCAAGGACTTACAGGATCTCAAGGTCTAACTGGTCAACAAGGTATCCAAGGTTCTCAAGGTAATCAAGGTATTACTGGTGCTCAGGGTCTCACAGGTGTTCAGGGTCTTACAGGTGTTCAAGGTATCAGCGGTGCTGGAAATCAAGGTCTACAAGGCCTACAAGGAATTCAAGGTCGCCAAGGTGTTCAAGGTGTTCAGGGTCTAACTGGACAAGGTATCCAAGGTAATATAGGTCCTCAAGGCCTAAGAGGAGCACAAGGTGTTCAAGGTCTACAGGGTATTCAGGGTCAACAAGGTGTTCAAGGTCTAACAGGTCAAGGTATTCAAGGACAACAAGGTGTTCAAGGTACTTATGGACCTGGTTTAACTATTATTGGAAGTATTGAAGTAGCAAGTGATACATTATTAAAATCTGCATTTCCAGGTGCTGCCGCAGGTAGCGCAGTAGTAGAAACACTCACTGGTGATCTCTGGGTATATGACGGCACCAATTGGAATAGTGTAGGACAATTCGTTGGATCACAAGGTATTCAGGGACGCCAAGGGCTCCAAGGACTTACAGGATCTCAAGGTATTTTAGGTCAGCAAGGTATCCAAGGTCCACAAGGTATCATAGGTCCACAAGGTATCATAGGACAACAGGGTATCCAAGGCCGCCAAGGTATTCAGGGCACTCAAGGTATCCAGGGTATTCAAGGTACTAATGGTGCATTTGCAGGCCAAGGTATCCAGGGACCACAAGGTATTTCAGGTGCCTTTGTAGGTCAAGGTATTCAAGGTGTTCAGGGCACTCAAGGTGTCCAGGGTATTCAAGGTCGCCAAGGTGTCCAAGGTCTGACTGGACAGGGTATCCAGGGCATGCAAGGTGTCCAAGGATCACAGGGAACTCAAGGTATTTCAGGTGCCTTTGCAGGCCAAGGTATCCAGGGTCTACAAGGTACTGACGGTCTATTTGCAGGCCAAGGTATACAGGGTATCCAGGGTAGACAAGGTCTAACTGGTCAAGGTATTCAAGGTCTGCAAGGTATTCAAGGTCAACAAGGAACTCAGGGTATTTCAGGTGCCTTTGCAGGCCAGGGTATTCAAGGTGTTCAAGGTACTAATGGCACATTTGCAGGACAGGGTATTCAAGGTATCCAGGGTATTTCAGGTGCATTCGCAGGTCAAGGTATTCAGGGTGTTCAAGGTACTAACGGTCTATTTGCAGGACAGGGTATTCAGGGTCTACAAGGTACTCAAGGCTTACAAGGTATCACAGGCCAACAGGGTATTCAGGGTGTACAGGGGCTCCAAGGCAGACAAGGTCTAACTGGACAAGGTATTCAGGGTATCCAGGGACCGCAGGGTATTCAAGGTGTTCAAGGGCTTCAGGGTCTAACTGGTCAAGGTATCCAAGGTATTCAAGGCATTACAGGTCAACAAGGTGTTCAAGGTCTTACAGGACAGCAGGGTATTCAAGGTATTCAAGGTGTTCAAGGGATACAGGGTCGCCAAGGACTTCAAGGCTTAACTGGTCCATCTACTCTAGTAAATGCCACTAATGATACAACATCAACAACACTATATCCAGTTATGGTCGCTGCAGCAGGGTCTAATCAAACTCCTAGTGTAACTACTACAAAGCTGTATTTTAATGCAGCAACTGGAACATTGAATGCAACAGAATATAATTCACTTTCTGATATAACATATAAAGAAGATATTAAGATAATAGATAATGCTTCTGAAATTCTTGACAGTGTTAAAACATATCAATTTAAATGGAAAGAATCAGGTGTTAAGAGTTATGGTGTTATTGCACAAGAACTTGAAGAATTATTACCAGAGTTAATAAATAATACTAATGGTAATAAATATGTGAATTATACACCCCTAATTGCAATCTTGCTTGAAGGCTTTAAAGATCTGTCTGCTCGTATAAAGAGTTTAGAAAAAGAATAAATACACATAATAACCGAGTATCCTATATGGACGCGAAGATGGTTTTGATATCTTTAATACGATGTGCGCCATCGCGTCCCTTAGAAACTTGATTTAAAAGGAGATAAAGATGGCAATCAAGATTCAAGGCACTACAATTATCAATGATGTGACTGCGTATATAGATCTCGCAGGAACAACTGCCGTTAAAGTGCCAACAGGTACTTTAGGAGAAAGACCAACAGGTGTTGCTGGTCAATTGAGATATAATACTACCGATACAACATTTGAAGGTCATAATGGTACCGCATGGGGTTCAATCGGCGGAACTGACACATACGCAAGAACTATTGCATACTTAGGGTTATAATGTTAGGCGTAAATACTCTCATACAAAAATTGAATACTGTAATAGCTGGTGGTTCATTAACTGAATTGCAAGTGGTACAACTCAGTAAAGCTATAGACTCACTTGAAAATAAGGGTGTTAGTTCTGTAAAGACAGTCGCAGATTTACCGAACGTTGTTTTAAATCAAGGCAGATTCTTTTGGATTGAGAGTGAAAATAGATATGTTTTAAGTGACGGTGTTACTTGGGACATTAACAATATTATAAGAGAACCTTTCATCAATTTATTTGTTTGGGGATCAGCAACCGATGGTAGATTGGGTAATGGTACAATAATAGATAAAAGTTCGCCGGTCAAAGCGGCCGGAAGTTTTACTGACTGGATACAAGTAAGTGCTGGATATACCCACAGTTTTGGTATTCGTGCTGATGGTACCTTATATTCCTGGGGTGCTAATAACCAAGGTCGACTTGGTCAAAATACCGCAGCTACCGTAAGTACATCTTCACCAGTTTTGGTTGCGGGCGGATTTACAAATTGGATTCAAGCAAGTGCGGGATTTTCCCATAGTCTTGGTATTCGTGCTAACGGCGAATTATATTCATGGGGTAACAACGGGCAGGGTGAACTTGGCCAAAATATTGCAACTGCTGTAAGTAGATCTTCTCCAGTTTTGGTCGCAGGTGGTTTTGTCGACTGGAAACAGATTAGTGCAGGCGCGAATTTAAGTCTAGGTGTACGTGCTAATGGTACCTTATATTCTTGGGGTTCTAATTTAGCCGGTCAACTTGGCCAAAATATTGCAACTACGGTCAGTAGATCTTCTCCAGTTTTGGTCGCAGGTGGTTTTACAAATTGGATTCAGGCCAGTGCTGGTGGCGTTCACTCATTAGGTCTACGGGCTACTGGCCAATTATATGCTTGGGGTGCTAATGGTTCCGGTAGAGTAGGCGATAATACCGGAATACCAAAAAGCTCTCCAGTATTGGTAGCTGGTGGATTTACAGACTGGATACAAGCTAGTGCAGGATATACCCACAATCTCGGTATTCGTGCTAATGGTACATTATATGCTTGGGGAGGTAATGCCGTAGGTCAACTTGGTCAAAATACCGCGGCGGATGGCGGGCGATCTTCTCCAGTTTTAGTAGTCGGAGGTTTTACAGACTGGATTAGTGCATCTGTATCCAGTACTGACACAATTATTACTCCACATAGTTTAGGTGTCCGTTCTAATGGTACATTATATGCTTGGGGGGATAATGGAAGTGGTAGACTTGGTGTTAATGATAGTAGTAATAGAAGTTCTCCTGTATTAGTATTAGGTGGTTTTACCGATTGGGTTGATGCATCTGCGGGAGTACAACATAGTCTAGGTATTAGGGGTTAATGATATGGATGTAATTAAGATTACCGAAGCATTACACACTAAAATAAATGCTACTTTAAATACCGAAGATGTTCTAATACTAAGTAAAGCCATAGAAAAATTAAAACTTGGTAATGTAAAAACTGTTACTGCATACGCTGATTTATTACCTTTGTACCCTCAAAAAGGTGAAGTTTATTTTGTTGAAAAT